GGAGCGGGCTGCGGCACGGGCTGCGGGGCGGGCTGCGGCACGGGCTGCGGGGCGGGCTGCGGCTTCTCCATAGCTTCGATCTCTGATTTTGTGTATCCGGCCATAGCAAGGGCCGCTTTTTCACTGATTTTCAACTTTAGTCGCCTCCATTACAACGTATGTGTCATGCGCCAAGCATTTAATAACTTGGTCTTTGTCTCCTTTGGTTACGGGGCCCACTGCGCAACACTGCCGCGTATGGGAATTGTCGGCCCAGTCGCTATAATAGCCGATACTCAAACGAACGCACAAATCAGCCAGCAGGAACGCGCGTTCGTTTGTAATCGCCTGGGCAAAAATGATATAGCAACCCATAAGTTAGCTCTCCTTCTTGATCTCGTCCAGAGCGAGCCTCATTTCGGTGATAGCCGCAGTATTTTCCTTCACAACAGTATTACACTGATACCACATCAGCAGAAATGCAGCGATGGGAAACCCCACGGTAGAAATAGCCTGAATCACAGTATTAGCATCCATTCTGTGCACCTCCTTACAGATACAAATAAATCTCAGGTTCATGCGCTGGCTGACGCTCGCCCGCCCCTTCTGGGGGCTGCCTATGGGCACCTGAGATTATCTATATTATACATTAGCTGTGTAAAAAGTCAAGTGCCGCAATACTCACGGAAGAAAATTTCATCCGAGTACCGCTCAAATTCTAGTTGCCGCTGCAAGTACGCGGGCCAGATGTACCCATACGCGGCCCTAAAACGTTTCCGCTCATAGTCACCGGTGCCGTATGTGGGCATCTCGCCAGACCTGTGACGGCATACATAGTATAGGGGCTTGCTCTTGTGCTCGTAGATGCAACACCGCCCGATTTGTACAAGCGGGTAGTATTCCCGAAGGGGCCGGGACACAACCAGACTCTTTTCTTCGGCGCTGTACTGGTTCTCAATAGCTGATCTGTAAAAGTCTGTGCCGCTCATGGACCTATAGAGGGCCGTATTTGCTTTTTCCTTTGCGATAGGACTATCGACAAGATCAACCAGCAAGACGCCCTTATCGGCCAACAGCTTAACGCGCTCTTTCTTCCCGATCATCTTTTCGACTGTGTCTGTAATTTCCCATTGCATATAATAGGGGTTTGCCATGCCCACCGCGTTTGACATACACAGCAGCGTCAAGGGCTTTTGCCCTTTTAATTCTCGGTTACGGTTGACTGTCTCATAAATATTAGCAAGGCCCACGCCCTCACCGCGCCTGTAATAGTCTGACTCTTCTTTCTGGTATTCATCCAAGATAATTATATTGGTGTGGGGACTTGAAAAACCACGGGTCCGGGCAAGGGTGACGACGCTCCCCACGACGCCCGCCATCTGCGCCGGTTTTATGGGAGAACCTGTATCAGTGTAGGCCCCTGCGTTGCCCACTTCATACAGTCCCGCTATTTTAGGTATTTTAAACGGGGCATAATGTGTTTGCAAATCGTCGTTCAATGGAGACCATGGCCACATGCTGGGCGAGGCGCATATAAGTTCTGCCTGCTGCGGTGTACGGCGCAAATACAGAAATTCCTCCTCGGTCTGGTGGACGTGCTTTAGCGCTCCATAGGTCTTGCCGGTACCACGTCCGCCCCATATAAAAATGATGGGTGCTCCGGTGGACAAGATGCCGTCATCCTCGGAGAAATTGGGCCAACCGTCTTCGGTGTAAAGTTTAATCATACAACCTCCATAATCTTGTACCCTAGTATCTTTGCGTATTCGTCAGTAATACCTAACGTGTAGGTATTATCACAAATACACAGGTTTCTTGTTATATGTATCGGATGCCCGTCAACCACGAAATCGGGAACATTGGGGCGATCATTATAAATAACCTGATTTCCGGCGGCAAGACAAAAAATAAACCCGGGCTTAAATACCTCAAAACCACCCCACAGAGCCAGCTCTAAACCGCCCTTCCGCTTGCTGACTCCTGCTATGGTAGTAGTGATCGGCCCGCCTTTTTTATAGGTAGTTGCGTATTTTTTTGCGCCCCACGTCATAAACTCCGCATAGCTGCGCTCCTGCTCGTATACGCCCATATAATGAGTGTTGCCTTTTGGGTCTGTAGCGCAAGCGCCATTGTCTTTTGCAAGCTGCTTTACGGCTTTGTTAAAGTCCGACAAATCAATATTGCCCATATATTTGACACTGTCGGTGTCGCAGTACACGCCATTCTTGCCCGCGGCCCACTGCGCTATTTTTAGGCGCTTGCGCGTGTGGGCCGTGGTCCATACGCCCCATTGGTAGGGCAAAAACAGATGGGGGCGGTGGTCGTTATAACTGCCCTCCGGGTCGTCGTTGCATTCGCTCCAGAGATTGTCGGGGTCGTCCTCGTCAAAAAGTGTATCCAGCTGCAAGGGGTCCTGTGCGGTCATACCGTAATAGCTGTTAAGATCATTCTTTGCTTTAACATAATACAAATTCTGACCGGCTACGCCTTTAAGGGATGTTTTTCCGGTGTAGCTCTCTTTAATGCAATCTGTTAAGGGCTTTGGCAGTTTGCCATAATCAGAAGTATAAAGGTCCAAGACGTTGAGAGCGTCCCAATCATATTCTTTTGCAATGATTCTAAAATCTATATCGGTTATGGTGATCTCAAAATGTTCAGCAGACAACAGACGACCATTGTCGTTTATGTATCCTTCACAGTGCCGAACCTTCGCAAGGGGGATATAGGGAAATCCCCACCACTGAAAGCGCTGGCGCAAGCCTTTTACTTGCAAGCGCATCAAGCACGCTTTGCCGTGTCTCATACATTCCATTAGCCGCTCAACGGTGGCTGGCTCCTGCCTAAATGGAGTCATTGGAAAATAACATTCGCATTGCACTGCGGGGTATGCGCTCGACATATCCACGGATCCGACGTTTTCTAGGTGCAGACCCACATAATAGCGGTTGGCGTGCGTGTCACCACCTCGGAATGCCTCCCGCAACATCTGGTATAAGTCCCATGTTGGCAATAGGCGCTTGGCTTTTTTAATGCCCCATTTATACATTGCTTCGCGGGCCATTCGTCTGACATATCCGGTGCGCGTTAATGGCAACGTGTACAGGTCGTCGCCGTCTCGCTTCATCTCAATTAACAAGCACTCTACAATACACCGAACATCGTTGATACAATACGCTAATTCTGTAGATGTCAGGGGAGTCCAAGGATACCGTACTTTTGAATAATCAAGAGCGCCCGTCAATTTTGCATGTGGAGCCCCCAGCTGCTTGCCCCAAGCATCAAGGGACAAGTTACTATGACGCATACTGCATCGGTACTCGATAGCTCGGTTGTCGCATTTTAAAACCCTACGGGGCTTGCTGGCGAACACATCGCCCGGACCAAAATCCAGAACACCCGACAAATATTGGAATTCATGGGCGAGATTATGGACGTACATGCACAGATACCAGTCACCTTGAGGGCCACTGTTGGCTTGCAAGTAATCGCTGATTGCACCTGTAAAATTTAACCACTCATCCCACGTTCTGCCGATAATGGTAATATCCAAACCTAGTTGACATTGCCAAATATACATAATGGTGTGGGGGTTGTCGTCAGCGTCAACACACACGCGGCTAGTCTCAATATCAAACGCACAAGGCATATCTACATACAAGCGCTTCTTGTTCGTTTTGCGCTTTTTGCCTTTTGTGTGCTTGCGGTCTAGGTGCTCCATGAGCCAGGGGACCGGATTGTAATTACAAGCCTCCGCCAAAACCTCCGCGCAGGTCGGCGGAGCTGCTGCCGTCGCTGTAGTCCCACTCTTTGCCATAGTTGACCTCACCTTGCTGCCACTTTACAAAATCGTCAATACTGACATTGTAGCCGCCTTTCTCGCGCCAGTACATTATCGGCTGATCGGACGGATAGTAGTATACGCCTGACGCCTTCACGATCTCCCACCATTCAGACAGGACCGTGTATTGATCTTCGGGAACGTCGGCTATGTCAATGCCGCCGACTTTCATTTTTTGTTCGAATTCGGCACGCGCACCGCCCACGGTGGAACCCTTGGAACGAACAAACCGCGCTACATCCGCAAGGGCCTGCTCCAGTTCTTTGCGGTCTCCCCGCATCGCCTTTAGGGTCGGGAAACCTCCGGCAAATTCTTTATAAACATCGCTGGTGCCGCTGATGGGGTCTTTTGATAAGCGCTTAATACGTTTTTGGGCAATGTCACGTAGTCGGGAATACTCTTTGCGCATTTGAGTATCGGGCCACGACTCCAAAGCGTATGGGGTGTATAGCTCTGGACTGTATTTAAGGGTCGCGCTTGCTTTAGCTGCGCCTACTGCCATGCTTCTTCCGCTCCTTTCTATTCATAATCATATAATACCAGTCGAGGGGGTCCGCTTCAATGCCAAGACCGCTAAAAATGATTTTGGCCCATTCAGAACGGAAAAAATTAACATCTTCATTTGTGACTCCACTGTATACAATGGCAGATGCAAGATATATCAGGGAGTCATCGCAATTCAGCAAGGATACTCTGTTATCTTTACTTTTCATGGTGGCCTCCTATAATAAATAAGGCCGCCGCATGTGCGGC